ACCATCTTCGGAAGGAGCGACAAACGACTTTTCAGTCGCCTGCCGCTTTTTCCTGTTTACTTCAAAACCAAAAATTTCCATTATATTTTTCTCCTACACACTGATTAGCTATTAGCTAACATCATAGTGTGTATATTGGAATGTCACTGTAAATTCTTCAAAAATATCGTTCTGTGCATACTGTAATGCAATCTCAGACATGTTGATAGGGAAAGCATTTCTCAGAGTGTACTCTCCACCTGGGAGAGTTCTGTTGTTTCTGTCAAGATGCTTAACTACGATATCAGCCTGATAGTCGCTAGGTGTAAGAACACCAGTATTTTCTTCGCGGTTATTCATGCCATTCATCCACTCTTCAAGCGGTGCACGGAGAGAGAATTCAGAATCGTTTACAATAGTAATTGTCCACGGATCAAAAATTCTTTCGCCAGCAAGTTTGACTTCACGACCTCTATACTGGATGATTGCAGGGTTTACATTAGAAGCGGGCAGTGCGGCACCTGTTACCAAAATACTGTAGGAGGGATCAACCGCTCCTACAAATGTTGGGAATGTCAGTTCGACTTCAAACTGGTTAGGTCTCGCTCCACCTGCGCCTAATCTACTTTTAAAATCTTCAATATTCATTTAGTTTTTCTCCTTATTGAATTATTTATATTAGGCGCCAAGTTCTTCAAAACTGATACCTGTTCGTGTAGCAACAAATGTCAGAGTGATGAAGTTGATAGACTTCGCAGGCTTCAAGAAGATGTCTGCTCTAAATTGATTCTGGTCGATAACTTCAGGCGTGTTGTTTGTTTCGTCACATACAACTCTGAAGTCATAGACACCTCTTCTTCCTTGAACATCTCTCAAGAAAGGAGACACCAACGAACGGAACTGCGCTCTTGTGAAAGAATCGTTGAATTCAAACAACTGAAACTTAGCCGCTGTAGCGATTGCTTTTTCAACTGTAATAAACAGTCTGCGAACATTGATTCTGTTGAAAGCACTTGCTTTGGCAAGCAGAGTCTTATCACCGAACAATACAATACCGTTACCAGGGAAACCAACGATTGGGTTGATACCTGCTTTGTAAAGTGAATCTCTATCTGCTTTGTTCGGGCTGTATGCGAGTTTAGCCGCATTCTTGATTACGCCGCGAGCATAGCCTGCAGGAGAGAACCAGGGGTCAGCACTAATGTCTGCTGTTACACAACATCCTGCAACATCTGCGTTGCAAGGAATCCAGCGATACTTGTCGTTATACTTATCATACATGTACTTCCAACCGCTGTCCATTACAGCATAAGAAGAACGAGTATAGTTAGACAACTCAGCAATAACGGCTGATGCTTCAGAACCAGAGTTATTGACCACAGAGCCTTTCTGCGGAGACAAGAACACCATGCAATCTTTGCGAACATCTGCAATGTTATCGATAATGTAATCGCCTACAGTAGCACTGTGACCGCCTGCGAAGATGAGATTAACATCAACTAACTCATCGTTTGCAAACAAGTCATAACCAGATTGCAAGTCTCCGTCTGTGGGAGAGCTATCTGTAGCACCGTCTAATGAAATATTGAGGTCTCCATCGCCTTCAACAAGACATCCAAAGTTCACTGCACCTGTAGATGCGCTACCCCAGTTAACACCGTTAGAAGGATGATCCATCCAACGAATCCACTTAGAGCGAGAGTTAATTACATCTTTATAATAGTTAGACTGATTGGTGTCGTCTTTAGCATCAGATGCTTTAGAAACACCTGCAAATTTTTCTAAGATTGTACCAGCAACTCCAGTGATAGCACCATCTTCGTCAATTACGATAATGTGCATCTCATCAAAGTTTGAACCATTATTGTCAGCAAAAGTAGTTGTAACGGGAATATAGTCAAACTCAGTTGCGTAAGCCCAACCATCAGCAATTGTTGCTGTAGCAGTTGCGCCAGATCCGTCACCACCACTGATTGTGATAGTAGGTGCGCTAGTATAACCAGTGCCAGCAAATGTGATTGAAATACTACTCACTGCATCACCAGCAAGTGTTGCTGTAGCAGTTGCAGTTACCCCTGAAGATATATCAGGTGCGCTGACAGTTACAGTCGGTGCTTCGGTGTATCCGCTACCACCAGCTGTTACTGTGATAGCGTCAAGTGAAGTTGTGCCGTAAGATGTCAGGTCTGCCATAGAAACTTTAAGAGAGTCTCCTAGTGCGCCTGGGAATCTTCCAGCCCACATACCAACAGAGCCTTGTCCGTCGGCGTAGCTGCCTTCGTATTCATCATCATTACGAATCAGAAGACCAGTGCCGTCTGCGGTTGCGTTTTGTGCAGTACCGACTTCGCGGACTACTTTAAGAGCCGAACCGTATGCCAAGAAACTGGATGCGGTCATGAAGTCTTGTGCTGTTGTGTCGTTGGGTTTGCCGAATCTTGCTACTAGTTGATTTTCGTTTTCAATCGTAACAATTTCTCTAGCAGGACCCCATGTAAAGTCTCCAACAAAGCCGCCGATGGTTGTAGCAACCGCCGGGACTACATTAGAGGCATCTTGTTCCTGTACGAGAACGCCAGGGGAAAGCTGAAAAGCCATA